CCTGCAGAAGGAGTTATTGTGTTTTTAGTCGAGAACAGCCAGCATGCTAATGAGAAAGTTAGTCGTGCCGACTTGGCCAAAACAGTGTTGAAAGTTATCGGCACTGCTGGGGTCCAGGTTCGCTTGAAGGATGGCGATTTCCCTGTTCGTCTTTATACTGGCAAAGACAAGGATCTTGATAAGCAAATTACCATTGTCAATGCCAATAAATACTATCACACTATCTATAAAGAGATGGTTCGCCCACTTCATGAGGGTGTGCCTGCTGCCAAGGCTCTGGAGTACAAAGAGTTTAGGGATAGGAGTGAGCAAAAGACTACTGCCTCAAAGAAGGAGGAGCGCAAGGAACAGCATCGCCCTCAGCAATCCGATAAAACTTCGGAAAGACATAAGAAGAATGTTGTTGTTGATCGGAATAAGAAGCGTGATGCTAAGCATAAGCATCGAGAGGAGTTTCTCGATGCACATTCCTCTAACTTTGGTACATACATGTGTTCGCTTTGTAATTTTAAAACCACCTCTAAGGCAAGGTTTCAAGATCATGAGGATAAGAAAGCTCACATGTTTATTAAGCGTGATGGTTGCTATTGCTGTAGGGATTGCAACATGTCATTTGATGATTTCTTTGTTGCATGGGCCCACCATTTGAGTTGTGAAATCGTTGCTGAAGCAGTTTTGCAGCCGGTGGTGCCACACTCTCGCCCTGTTGACCAGCATGATGCTGCAGAAGCTCAATTGAAGAAGCTTGACGAGTTCAAAAACCTCTTCAGGCTTGAGCAGGCTGCACGTGCTCGTAAGCAGAATCTTTTAGAACAGCAAAGGCTAGCTGAGCGAGAGAAGGGTTCAACTGTCCCAGGTTTTGTTGATGTTGCAGTGACCAGTTCGGAAGTGGCAGCTACCTTGGTTAATGCCCCAGCAGTTGCGCAATTGAAGCAATTGACTGTTGTTTCTGACGAGCTAGTTGATAAGCTTTTGGTTTTTGAACGAAAGTTGAAGAAGGAAGGTTATACTATCCCTCAAACTACAGTTAGGCCTGGACCCAAGGGTCTCGCCTGGACACCAGATTATTATGCTGGTCGGTGGGAAGCTCTAACTCAAGCGTTTATTAAGCCAAAGGATTCTGTGGAGCCCCACGCATCTACAATATTAAAGGCTAACCAGTTTGTCGACTTTATGAATGATAATGGTACCATCTGTAAAGTCGGTTTTGGCGTTGGGTTGGCCGTTGAAGGCCAGAATCATCAAATGATTCTTACCACGAAGCATGGTCGCACCAGCAAAGCTAGAACAATGGTTAACACCAAACTTCAAGAAACTAATTTGGTTCCACATAAGTTTGTTGATGCAAGGAATTGTGATATTGAGGTGTATGCTACCCCTGGCGGTGTAGGCCTTAAGGAAGGCTCACTCATTATACCAGCAATTGGTCAACCTGTAGGTGTATCGTTTATCAGAGCCGGGCAGACTCACATTGTTAATGGAGTCTTGGCTGGTCATAATGATGTTAAGTATTCCACTACGGATGGTGATGAATCGTTTGGTGATATGTATGCTGATCTCCAGATTCACATCCCCAGTATCTCCACTTATCCTGGAGATTCTGGTGCGCCAATTCTTTATGATGGTAAAGTGATCGGGGTATATAGAGGATCAGGGTCGGGTTCGGCTGGCAATCAGCAAAAACTGTTGATTGCTACTTCGCTGAGACGACTATTTTTGCGTCCTCAACCCCTCGCCGACTCTACCGAGCAGGCGATGCCGTTAAACCCCTAATAAACTTACCCACTGTTACCTCTGTAAATACTGATATACCTTTTTCCTCCATACCAATTTCCTTACCTATAACTGCTCCTAAACTTAATTATCTCGGTAAAATTAAATGTAATATAAGAGATAAAAAACCAAAACATTCTTCCTCTTTATTTAGTCAGTGGCTTCAATGTAATTACCCAAGTTTACATTCTGATGTTTTACGTAATTACACCTATACATACCCAAACTTTCAACATGAGTATGAGGGCCTTCTTGCCTCTTCTCATCATTTCCCTGAGCAGTCTCTGAGTTCTATTGCAGACTATAGAGCTGCTCTTGATTGGATGGATTACCATTTTTACCAAATTTATGGTAACCAGCCGCCACTTGCTACAATTTTTGAGGCCAGTACCAAACTGGTGTCTACTAGCTCTTGTGGCCTTTATTGGCAGATAAATCATAAGTGCAAGAAATTTTCTGACGTAATTGAAACAAATCTGGCCATCCCATTTATTGCTTCTACTCAGAAGTTTGTGGATTCTTTACTTTCTCCGCATTGGGTTCTCCCAATGGGGAAAGTGTTTGTTAAGGTTGAACCTCGTAAAATTGACCTCAATAACTTCAATTTTGAATTTGAAGGTAAAGTGAAGCAGCCTAGAATTTGTATTTCGGTTGCAAAGGAATTCAATTGTCTACAGAGTTTCCTTTTCCACAATCAGTTTCAGGCACTTTATGATCAATTTAGTTTGCCTTTATTTGCTTTCACTAATTGGTCCGCACCTGGAATTGACAAGTATCAGCACTGGAGGCAATTGCATGACTACTTGAATGTATATCCCGATCGAGTCTTCCCATTCGATCGAGCTTCTTTTGAGATGTCATACAATCAGATGTTTTGGGATTATATTCCAGAGCACCGCTATTATTGCTTTCCTTCAGCTTACCGCTCCACCAAATTGTTCGATCTGTGTTGCAACTCATATTCAGCATTGCGTCATATGCCAATTGCATGCTCTAATGGCTTTGTTTTTCATGCTAGCACGAGCCAAAAGAGTGGCACACTTAGTACGAATCCAGACGGTACCAATCTTAACTTTTCTTGTTTGGCTTATACTTGGATTAAGCACACCGGCTCAAGAGACCATTCCTCTTATTTGGACATGCTCGCTAACATTAACGCCAAGTTGTTTATAGATGACGGAATTATGTCTGTTAATCCAAATTGTGACCTAAGTGCTTATGATATTTTAACCTCTTGCCTTGATTTAGGCATGGTCACAACCTCTGAGTTTGAGGATTTCGGCTCTATTTACGATGCCGATTTCTTAAGTAATAAGTTTCAGAGATTGGGTTCCGATATCTTGCCACAAGCTACACAGCCTCTTAAGTCCCTTTGTGGGATGTGTTTCGAAGAACGTGACGTTTTTGAGCTTTACACTGCGTTGTGCACTCTTGAATTAGATTATCAGCATGTTTATCATGATGGGTTGAACATCGGCCTTGTTGTTTCAAAATTCCTTGATGATCATTCAAAGCTTGTCCCTGCACACATTCGGGGCTTACGATTCTCACCAGGCCAGATGAGATCAATGCTTCGCCGCGGAAATTGAACTATCACTGGGTGCTTAAACCTTATTGCAAGGGCCCAATGAGTTCAAAAAATACAAAACAAGCCCGTGGCGAGCTAAAATCCCACAAACCCCCGGCTAAAAAGCCAAGCAAGAAGCTTAAACAACCTCAGCTTCGCGTTCAAGTTTCTCAACCCAACAAAAAGATGATTGTAGTAAAATCTAAGGCACCTACTCTTGAAAAGAAATTGCAGCGCCTTGATGCAAAGCTGAATAGTCAAATTGCTGCTATCAAGCAAAATTCGCTGACACAACAGCGAATATCTCAAGCCTTACCTCAGTCCAAGGCTTATAGTCGTGTTAATCGTTTCATTGAGCATTTGCAGAATATGCAACCGACTCGGCCTTTGGGTGGTATTAGGCTAAAAACCCTTCCCACATTAATCACTAAAGAGACTGGGATTACTGAGGCTGGTCGTTCCATCCCCCTTCATATGCGTTCTATGCTTCATGAATCGGTTAATCACTCTCCTGTGGTTTACGAACAGAATCCCGTCCCTGCTTCTGCATTGAATCCGAGCAAATTGACTGATGACCTCACAAACATCAAGCTCAATGCTCAGAAGTATGCTTTTGTTATGCTTGAGACTGCACAAGCTGCTATGTTGGGTTTTCAAATGGGCGTTCCTGATCAAACCCTGCGCCCTACCTACAAGTTTACAACTTATCAGAACTTGCAGGTTACTACTGCTGTCAATGGTACCTCTAATGATCTGTTGGTTCGTGTATGTCCACAACCTTATCAACAAACCATTGTCACAACAGCTTTTACAGCTGGAGTGACTTCAGCTGGAGCTTATTATAATAACCCAGCTTATGCTTCCATGCCTACTTTCGTAAATCAGGTTCGAACTGTCGCAATGGAAGTGCAACTTAGAAATTTAACAGCAGTTTCTAACCAATCAGGTGTTTGTTTACAAGGCAACACAGATTATACCTCAACTACCAACAATATTTGGTCCTCAATGGCCCAGGCCAGGCGTGTCATGTCTCGTACTCTAGGTGCTCCTGGTGATGTTGGTAGGGTTGCCTGGACCCCTGTCTCCGGTATGGGCATTGACAATTCTGTAATGGATTGCTCAGATCAGCAGTGGAAATTGTACAACTCCGCCGTTCAAGTCTATGACACCGTTGTTATGTTTTGGTGTCAGTGTCCTGCTGTCGAGACTTTTCTCGTTACAATCACAACTTTCTATGAGGTTCTTGTTTTGCCCTCCCTTGAATCAGTTTACAATCCCAATGTAATACTGATCGATACTGTAGAGGCAAATGCTTGTATCATGATGGAGCTTGCTAAGAACCCCCCTGAGAGTGTTGCTCGCAACGTTTTTAAAGATGATGGTATAAGCCAATTTATCAAAGATGAATGTCACGATCTGCTTGATAATGGTGTCGCTAAGCTCACCAGTCTATTGATGTCCAAAAAACCTGTTCATGCTTCTCCCGAATCTGGCGTTTTCAGGGGCATACTTCCAGCAGATCGTTTGGAGAGGATTTGCGCTATGATCACTGACCATGATTATGCTTACTTTGTACAGCAAATCATGTCCTTTAATCCTGAGGTCACTGAAATAAAGTTGCCCACTCTGCGTCATTTGAGAAAGCAACTCGCAGCACTCTCCCTTGAACAGTATGAAGAAGAGAAGAAACATCCTGTTCAGCCTCCTCCTGAGCCTGATCAGACTGATCTGTTCACAATTGAGGAACTCCTTGCCGTTGTCCCGTCCTCACAGCAACCTGATGATGACAGGGACCTCTATTATGAAACAGAGGTCGTTACCGTCAGGCAGTTGCTGCCTGATGGTACTCTTGGCCCTCCTATGGAAGTTGAAAAGAAAGTTCAAGTCGACTTGTCTGATCAGTTGATTAAGCCCGGCCCTAGGTACCAGGAGCATATTTTTACTAGGCCTAAGCATGACGCCAATTTTTCAGAGCTTCGACCGAACTCTCTCAATCCTGATCCTAAACACTTTTATAAATTTCAATACCTAGCCCAGTCTGAGCCTAAACCAGATGTGGAAACGGATAAGTTTGAGGATTATCTTCGTACTAAGCCCAATCTCACTCAAGCTGATCTTGATCATCTTAATGCCCGCAGGCGACATGCTTCAACTCTAAACCTTGTTCCTGGTGATAGAGCTGCTAAGTTAGAGCGCTCTAAGAGAATCATCGAATCTCTCCCTATGGAGATTAGAGAGTTAAATGTCTCAGATCTTCCTTCTTCTACTCGGAATTCTTCCGATACTTCATCTGGCTGGCAGCAGGTATCTCAACCACCCTCACCAACCAATTCTTCCTCCTCCAAATCTCTCAGATCTAAATCTGCGAGTGCACACTAGACTGATTGTTCAAAATTTTGATCTGATCAGCATTTTCAGAAAAGTCGTCTTATGTTTTCTGTTAACATTTTTGTTTCTAGTTGTGTTTTATTTATAATTCTAATATTTTTTTTCCTTTCCTTTTAATATTAACTCCCTCGTATTTTCCTTTACCCTTTCGGTCTTTACTAAGTAGTTGTTCTGGTATGATAAGCCAGAATATAAAAGGAGCGTTACCTTTT